GACTTTTGAAAGTACAGGCACACTAGGATCTGCCGGTGGTACTTCTACAGCAATTAGGACGAGTGATGCTTAATGGCTACAATAGCTACGGATCTTACGGATTACGCACTAGCTGAAGCGACATCAGACGTTACCGGAGTTGGCGGGACTTGGACTCAGTTCGGCTCCGGTGGCGGTACTAGTTTTGGCGCTGGCGTTGACTTTGCTATGCAAGGGACTAACGCTGTGGATCTTAAAGTTAGTAACAGTGAGAAAGGGGCAGCAGTAACGTTAAACTCTGCCCAAACACTGTCTGCTGGAGATCACGTATTTGTATGGACATTCGTTGCAACGCCGGGACTAACTAATGACATTCAGAACAAAGGTTCTGCTGTTATCGTAGGTTCTGCCAGTAACGCATACGTTCAGTACCATGTAGCTGGTAATGACACTTTTGGTGCACAAGGTCGTGTAGGTCTATGTTACCCTATAGACTATTCCGTAAGAACAGCTAACGCTTCTGCGCCCTACAGAACATTGCAGGGAAGCCCATCAGCAACACCGCAGTACATAGGCCATTCTGCTGACATAACAGCAAACGTAAAAGGTAACAATGTTGCTTGTGATGCTGTTAGAGCAGGTACAGGGATCTATGTTACTGCAGGAACTGCTGGATCACCTGCTACGTTTTCAGAAGCATCCACGGCTAATGACAACGTAACTAACCGCTGGGGAGTTCTAACGTCTCTAGGCGGTACTTCTTATGAGCTACAGGGTTACTTTGTTATAGGCCAAGACTCAACCCAGACTCCTACACAAGCGTACTTCTCTGACTCAGGAGCGTCCGTAACGTTTGTTGATACCATTCATGCTGCGTCAGACTTCACAAGAGTCGTTGTGGACCAAGCAAGCACGACTTGCATCTTGGACTCCATAAGCTTCTCAGCGGCTGGTACAACGAACAGAGGACGTTTCCTAGTCAACAACGCTAGTTCAGCTGTGACGCTCACTGGTTGTACTTTTGGTGACATGAACATCACCACATTACAAGCAGGAGTAACAGCTACTGGATGCACATGGCGAGGCTGTGAGAAAGTAACGCAAAATAGTGCTACAATTACGAACTGTACGTTTACAGGAAGCACAGCAGCTGTAGCACTGGAAGTCAACAGTGCCAATGACGTATCGGGCTGTAGTTTTACCTCGTCAGGTACAGGACATGCAGTTGACTTAGGGACTGTCTCTAGCAGCACGTCAATAACTTGGGACTCTACCCATAGTGGCTATGCAACCATTAACGGTTCTACAGGAAACGAAACGATACTTGTTAATGTAGCTTCTGGACAGACACTAACGATTAATAATGACTCTGGTGGAGGATCTGACCCTACTTATTACAACACAGGTAGCGGTCTTGTTGACATTATTAGTGGCGCTGTCACAGTCAAAGTTACCGTTACGGATTCTTCAGGTAGCCCTATTCAAAACGCTAGAGTGTACCTAACTAGAGCTTCTGACAGTGCTGTTGTTCTCAACGGATTAACTAATGCTTCTGGAGTTATTGAGGACACAGCCTACACGTACACAGCGGACGACAACGTGTCTGGTTGGGCTAGAAAGTCCTCAGCATCGCCTTATTACAAACAAGGACCGATTTCAGGCACTATCACCAACACAGGTTTTAGTGGTACTGCTATCCTTCAATCGGACGAGTAACTATGGCAATAACAATAGACTGGGGAACTAAAGTCATCAGTGTCCCAAAAGCTGACACGACACTGATACAGTCCAGCCCAACGGAGATTCGTCAGCTCAACTTGGACACGTTCAGGCTTACATTGAAGGATCTTGAAGATTCTGAAGAAGGCATGGCCTACCTAAGAACGCACAACCACAATACGTCAGTGACAGTAGGTGGCGTAACGCTGGCCCGTGTTGTTGAGATTATCAACGGATACACAGTGACCTTTGAGGACGGTCAGTATGCTGTTAACCTTGTCGGTGCTAATAGCAATGTCGGAGATGTTGTTAACGTTAACCAAGTGTCTGTACGATCTGCCAATAGTGCAGGTTTGCAAGATCTGTCTGTATTGTTATCTGCTGCATATCAGGGCGAGGTTTGCGTGGATACCGTCAATGGTCAGTCTGGTACTGACGTTCCTATTGGCACGAGAACTCAGCCTGTTGATAATTTTGCTGACGCAAAGACTATAGCTGAGAAAGAAGGTTTGAGGCGTATTAGGATACTCAGTTCTTGTACTCTGGACACAGTGGATTTCTCAGACGGATACGTATTTACTGGAGACAACGCTGGAACCGATGTATTAACAATTAGCCCAAGTGCTACTGTCCAGTACTGCGAATTTAACAACCTGTCAGTACAAGGAACAGCAGACGGTAACAACATTTATCGTGAATGCGTAATGTTGGATATAGATTTTACGTCTGGTTTTATCTTCCAATGTAGTCTTAACGGGACCATTAAGATCAACGGTACTGAGCTTTTGGCGTTGTTGTCATGCTTTAGTAATCGTCTGGCAGGTACACAGCAGCCTATCATCGACTTCAACGGCAATGGGCAGCTTATCTTACGGGACTATCATGGGGCTATTGAGCTTAGAAACCACACCGACGAAAGCGGTGACGGCGATCTCTGCCTAGACTTCTCTAGTGGTGTTTGTATTATTCATTCGTCAGTAACAGCAGGTTACATTCCTGTCAGGGGTGTTTGTAGGGTTATTGACAATTCTACAGGCAATGCCAATGTAGTCGATGAAACGGTAAACAACCTAGTAAATACAAACGCTTCTTCGTTAAACGTAATCAACGATGGCGTCAAGAAGGCTTCAATCTTAATCCCACACAACACGGACTTATAACATGTACTTAAGTAGAAAAGAATTAGCTGACGTAGTAGAACAAATTAATGCTCAGTTTGAACGATTATTACAAAGATTGGAGGCTCTGGAAAATGCCGCAAAAGAAAGACCCGAAGCTGGCGAAAGCAGGAGTAAGCGGGTACAACAAACCAAAGAGAACGCCTAATCACCCTACTAAGAGTCATGTTGTTGTTGCTAAGGAAGGAGACAAGACTAAAACTATCCGCTTTGGACAACAAGGCGTAAGCGGTGCGGGGAAAAATCCTAAGACCGATAAAGAGAAAGCCAGACGTAAGTCATTTAAAGCTCGCCATGCTAAGAACATTAGCAAAGGTAAGATGTCAGCAGCGTACTGGGCAAACAAGGTGAAATGGTAATGGCTAAGAAAGGACTATATGCTAATATACATGCCAAGCGTAAGCGAATTGCAGCTGGAAGTGGCGAAAAGATGCGAAAACCGGGTTCAAAAGGTGCACCCAGTGCAAAGAATTTCAAGCAAGCAGCTAAAACAGCAAAAAAAAGGAATAAATGATGCCATACGTAAAAGGTAAAAAGTACCCATATACCAAAGAAGGTATGAAGGCGGCTAAGAAAGCCAAGGCAAAGCCCAAGAAGAAAACTAAAAAATAAAGCTTGACTTTTGTTCAAATTTATGGTATAATAAAGATGTACTAAGGTACAACTTAAGAAAACACTGTCCCACAAGGAGAAACAGATGGACGACCAGCAATTTGAAGAATACACCCGCAGCATGAAGGAAATGTTCCGTAGCAAAGGCTGGGAATACTTCATCAACGATATTCGTAGCGGTGTACCAAATGTAAATTCGGTAGAAGTTACAAAAGATGCTGAGGATCTATTCTTCAGAAAAGGTCAACTGGCGGTTATGGCAAACATCCTTAACCTAGAAGCACAGTTAGAAGGAGTCATTGAGCAAAGATCACAAGAACCAACAGACGAAGAGGAAGCCGCTTAATGCGTTTACTTTTTGACTTCAGGTGTCCCGATAATCACGTTACGGAGGCTTTAGTTGCCTCCGACGAGACGGAGCACCAATGCGGTCTTTGCAACAAAATGGCCCAAAGAATCATCTCGCCAGTCCGTTGTTCACTGGACCACCTCAGTGGAGAATTTCCCGGTGCAACTATGAAGTGGGCTAAACAACGGCAGCAGAAGATCAAGTTAGAGCGGAAGGCAAACTTAGAATAGTCCTTCCATATAGACCAACTCCATAATACGTTGAGTACGGAGATTTAATAATGGCTACACTTATAGATTTAGAGGAACAACAAGAGCGTCCACCAGAGGAAGAACAACCAACGGAAGACATGTTTGCTGAAGAGCCTCAACAAGAGGAAACTCAAGAACAGCAAGAGGAGCTACCGGAGAAGTACCAAGGTAAATCCGTAGAGGACTTAGTTAGGATGCACCAAGAAGCTGAGAAGCTCTTGGGCAGACAGAGTTCAGAAGTGGGTGAACTGAGGCAAGTTGTAGATTCCTACATACAGACACAACTCGCACAACAACAAAATGCACCACAACAAGAAGAAACTGTTGATGATGTAGATTTCTTTACAGACCCTGATGCAGCGGTCCAAAGAGCTATAGACAATCATCCAAAGATACGTGAAGCAGAGCAGGTCTCAGCGCAGTACAAGAAAACTACGGCACTGAACCAGCTACAGGCTAACCACCCAGACATGGCTGAGATCATACAGGATCCCAAGTTTGCTGAGTGGATAAAAGCGTCAAAAGTCAGAACACGGTTGTTTGCTGAAGCAGACCAGAACTATGACTATGAAGCTGCGGATGAATTGTTTTCACTGTGGAAAGAACGAAAGGCAGTTGTTGATAAGACAGCGGACCTTGAGAAGCAAGAGCGTAAACAAACAGTACGTTCTGCGTCCACAGGAGGAGCCAGAGGAAGTGCTGAGAAGGGGCCAAGAAAGATCTATAGAAGGCAGGACATTATTAATCTTATGAGAAATGACCCTGACCGCTACTTGGCTCTTGCTGATGAAATCACCAGAGCGTATGCGGAGAAACGGGTCAAATAGTTAACTAAGGAAAAACTATTATGGCTACTTCAGTCTATCCTACTATGACTGGTGCTGTTGCTAATGATAGCGCAGCAACTTTTATCCCCGAAATCTGGTCAGATGAAATCATCGCCGCTTACCAGAAAAACCTTGTACTTGCTAACCTCGTTAAGAAGATGGGTATGCAGGGCAAGAAAGGTGACACGATTCACATTCCTTCTCCTATCCGTGGCTCAGTAACGGCTAAATCAGCACGTACTGCCGTAACGATTCAAGAGAACACTGAGCTTGAAGTTCAAGTCGTCATTGACCAGCACTTTGAGTACTCACGTTTGATCGAAGACATCACCGAAGTTCAGGCTTTGGCTTCACTACGTCAGTTCTACACTGGTGACGCTGGCTACGCTTTGGCTAAGCAAGTTGATGACGACTTGTTTGCTTTGGGTAAGTCTTTTGGTGACGGTGACGGTTCATCTTGGGTACACAGCAACACTTTCTACCCTGATGTTTCAGGTGCTTTGACTGCGTATGCACTGGACACTGTTGAGGACGATGACGTATTCACTGACGCTATCTTTCGTTCTTTGATTCAGCAAATGGACGATGCTGATGTACCGATGGACAATCGTTCATTTGTTATCCCCCCATCACTGCGTAATGCCATCATGGGTATTGACCGATACGTGTCTTCCGACTTCGTAGACGGACGTGGTGTAAACAACGGTAAGATTGGTAACTTGTATGGCATTGACATCTATGTAACCAGCAACGTCCCCGTTATTGAAACTGCTGCTGACAACACGGCTGCAGGCAACACCAAAGACATCCGTGGCGCTATCCTGTGCCATCGTGACGCTTCGGTTCTTGCTGAGCAGGTCGGTGTTCGTTCACAGACTCAGTACAAGCAGGAATTCTTGGGTACGCTTTACACTGCAGACATGCTCTATGGTGTGAAGGTTCTTCGCCCAGAGTCAGGTCTTGTTCTGGCTGTAAACAGCTAAGCAGTCCTTCTATCTAAGCAGGGGAAAACTTCGGTGAGTACCCTGCTTACCTTTTGTTTTTGTAATAGCGGAGTAAGCAATGCCTATATACAGAGGAGTAGGTGGTTCAGGAGACAGTTCTACCGATGCCTACGCCAGTCAGATCTATGGCTATTCCCAGACTGCCATTACAAAAGCAAATGAAGCATCAGCATCAGCCACAGCAGCTGCCACCAGTGAAACCAATGCAGCCACAAGTGAGACCAATGCAGCCGCTAGTGAAACAGCAGCAGCCCTGAGTGAAAGCAATGCTGGAACTAGCGAGACTAATGCAGCAGCTAGTGCGGCAGCAGCATCAACATCAGAAACCAACGCTGGGACTAGTGAAACTAACGCAGCCGCCAGTGCATCTGCTGCTTCCACGAGTGAAACCAACGCTTCAACCAGCGAAACCAATGCTGCGACTTCAGCGTCCAACGCATCAACATCAGAAACCAATGCTTCTACTTCCGCATCAACAGCAACAACCAAAGCCTCCGAAGCATCGACTTCGGCGTCTAATGCTGCGACTTCGGAAAGCAATGCGGCAACGTCTGAAAGCAATGCTTCAACGTCAGCTACCAACGCTGGAACCTCAGAGACCAATGCAGCTAACAGTGCGTCAGCGGCAGCAACTAGCGCAGCTTCAGCAGCATCAGCATTAGACTCATTTGACGATAGGTACTTAGGCAGTAAGGCTGCTGACCCAACACTGGACAACGACGGTGACGCTTTGGTTACTGGTGCGTTGTACTACAATTCAACTACTGGTGTCATGCGTGTATATGACGGTGCAACATGGATTGACTCCGGTTCAGGTTTAACTTTTGACGAAATACAAGGCTCCCTAGACGGCGGCACTTACTAAAGGAAATACATAATGCCTTCAACTATTATTACTAAAAATGGCTCAGGCGCTCCTCTGGCAGCAGACTTAGTAGCTGGGGAGCTTGCCGTAGACTTAACTAATGGACGTTTGTACACAGAGGACTCTGGTGGGTCCGTAATTGAAATCGGGTTGAAACCAAGCGGCAAAGTCTTGATTGGGGATACTGCAAGCCAGACTGACGATTTATTTCAAATAGAAACACCTGCTTCTGGCGGTGGTCATGGTATACAGATTAGACGTAATGACGCTAATGGCGATCAAACCATCGGAACAATCTCGTTTGGTAACAATACTGACACAGACCTAGCAAGGATTTCTGCGAAGACTGACAACGATGGAAACAGCGGTGACAGCGGTGCGTTGTTGTTTAGCACGCAAGTAACTAGCGGCTCGTTGACAGAACGCCTCCGCATTGACTCAAACGGGAACGTTGGGATTGGGACTGACAGTCCTTCAAGTTATTTTTCGCCGGAGTTAGTAGTACATTCTTCTTCTAACTTAGGCGGTATCACCATAAGGTCAAACGCCACAACAGATACTAATTACCTTTTGTTTGCAGACGGA